TGGAACGAATAAATATCTATAATGAAGAAGAGTTTGATTATGAAATCAAAAATCTTAAAATAGAGAAATGATATGGAAACCAAAATACTTAAACTAAAAAATGGAGAGGAACTAGTTTGTAATGTTCACAATACTGATGGTGAATTTGTAAAAGTTCAGAACCCACTCAAAGTAAATCTTTATCCCAGAATGAAAGGTGGTAAGATTGAAGAGGCTATGGCGTTCTCTCGTTGGGTTAGTTATAGTGATAACCAATCATATGATATTGTTAAGAACAACGTAATTGCCATAACAGATTCGTCAATCGGTCTTACACGATTTTATGACTATTGTGTAAGTAAGATGCAAGACATGAAACCCTCCGAATACAGGCAACCAACTGATAAAGAATTAAACGAAATTGAAGAAGAGATATTTGATAGATTATATAATGAAGATGATGAACCAAAGACTATACATTAGTTCTTTTTCTGAACCACCACAAAGTGGATTATACACACAATAATATCATTTGTCAAGTCCCATTTTTGACTTGACTTTTGTTGTATATAATGATATAAATGTATAACTTTTTAATTTGGAAGAGGTGAAATGGCGAAAAAACCCCACTACGTTAACAACAAAGAGTTTTTGCAGGCAATGAAAGACTGGAAAAACAAATGTGAACAGTCGAAAAAGGACGGCAAAAAACCACCACCAGTAAGTAATTACATTGGTGAGTGTTTTCTAAAGATTGCGAATCACTTATCATACAGACCTAATTTTATTAATTACACATATCGTGAAGAAATGATTAGTGATGGCATAGAAAACTGTTTGCAATATGTTCATAACTTTAACCCAGAAAAATCCGATAACCCATTTGCATATTTTACACAAATTATATACTATGCATTTTTAAGAAGAATACAGAAAGAGAAAAAACAAGCTCATGTGAAAAACAAAATAATTGAGAATATGAATGTTGATATGATGTTAATACAAGATGATGGTGATTCTTCTACACCCAATCCTTATGCTGATTATCTACAAAAAAACTTCTTACCAGAAGAAGATGTTTACAAACCCAAGAAGAAAAAAGATAAACCAAAAGGATTAGAATTATTTTATGAAGATAGCGCTGATAACTGATACTCACTTTGGTGCAAGAAACGATAGTCTACCATTTAACGAGTATTTTTATAGGTTCTGGGAAGAAGTATTTTTTCCATACATTGACAAACACAATATTAAAACGATTATTCATTTAGGTGATACTATGGACAGACGTAAGTTTGTTTCATATAAGATTGCAAATGATTTTCGTAGACGTTTCATTACGCCTATTGTAGATAGGAAACTTGATACACATATTCTTATTGGTAATCATGATACCTATTATAAAAACACAAATGAAGTTAACTCTGTACAAGAGTTGATTGGTAACAAGTATGATAATATTAAATACTATACAGAGTGTGATACTGTATCTTTTGATGGAACACAGATACATTTTGTTCCTTGGATTAATGCAGAAAACTATGGCAGAACAATCGAAAGTATTAAGGAAACTTCTGCAACAATTTGTATGGGTCATTTAGAGATTAATGGATTTGAAATGCATAAAGGGCATTTCTCTGAAAACGGTTATCCAAAAGAAATATTTAAATCTTTTCCAACTGTATTCTCTGGACACTTTCATAAGAAGTCTGATGATGGTCAGATATATTATCTAGGTGCAACATATCAAATGACTTGGAGTGATGATAACTGTCCAAAAGGATTTCATATCTTTGATACTGAAACTAGAGAGTTGCAGAGGATTATCAACCCATATACTATATTTGAAAAGATATATTATGATGATACACAAACTGATTACAGCAAAGTAGAAACTAAACAATATAGAGATAAGTTTATTAAACTAGTTGTTGTTAATAAAAAAGACTTATATCAATTTGATAAATTTACTGATAGGTTGTTACAAGAACAAACTCATGAGGTAAAAATTGTAGAAGACTTTTCTGAATTAGATGCTGAAAATGTATCTGATGAGATTGTTGAAAATGCACAAGACACAACTACACTCTTAGAAAAATATGTAGATGAACTTGATGTAGATTTAAATAAACAAAGATTGAAGAATACATTAAAATCACTTTATTTAGAAGCCTGTGATTTGGAGATATAATGATTACATTTACAAAGGTTCGTTGGAAGAACTTTCTATCCACTGGAAACTCTTTCACGGAGATTGAACTTGACAAGAATCCATCAACATTAGTAGTAGGAGAAAATGGTGCTGGTAAGTCCACCATTTTAGATGCATTATGTTTTGGATTATTTAATAAACCATTTCGTCAAATTAGTAAATCACAATTACTTAATTCTGTTAATCAGAGAGAAGCAGTAGTTGAGGTTGAGTTTGAAACACAGAATAAAAAGGTAAAGATTGTTCGTGGTATCAAACCTAATCTATTTGAAATCTATGTAAATGATGTTATGATTAATCAAAACGCAAATGCAAAAGATTATCAAAAACATCTAGAACAACAAATCCTTAAATTTAATTATCGTTCATTTACACAAGTTGTTATACTTGGTAGTTCTACATTTGTACCTTTTATGCAACTAAACTCTAAAGCAAGAAGAGAGGTTGTAGAAGATATTTTAGATATTAAGATATTCTCTTTAATGAACCTTGTTCTCAAAACAAAGGTAAGAGAAGTCAATACTAATATGACTGATGCACAACATAGTCATGACCTTACTGAAAGTAAGATTGAGATGCAAGAACGATACATTAAAGATGCTAATGATAATCGTGAAAACTTGCTTACAGAAAAGAGAAACTTGATTGATAATAATGAAGAAGAGATTTGGCAAAACCGTAAAAAAGAACTTGCGATTAAAGAACAGAATGAGTCTATTTTAGACAAGATGGTTGGTGAAGATAAAGCAACTGAAAAAAGAGATAAACTAAAAGATTACCAGTTTTCACTAAAAGATAAACATAACCGTAATCAAAATATGATTAGTTTTCTAGAGAAGAATGATGAGTGTCCGACTTGTGAACAACAAATTGACAAAGAATTTAAAACTAGAAGTATTCAAGTCAGAGAAAGGGATAATGTAGAACTGTCTGAGGGTCTAGATAAACTATCACAAGAAATGAACAAAGTAAATGATGTTCTTTCTCAATATAGAAAACTTGCCAAACAGATGCAGACAAATGAAGTTGAGATTGGAAAGTATCGTAGTACGATTGCTCAACTTGGTAAGTTCAATGCAAGATTAGATGGTGAGATTGAACAAATTCTACAGAATGAAATTAATAAAGATGATTTGAAAAAACTTGACAAACTAAAAGAAAAGTTGTATAGTTTAGATTCAACCTCAAAAAAGTTGAAAGAAGAATTATTTTATTATGATGTTGCAAGAAAGATGTTACAAGATACTGGCATCAAAACTAAGATTGTAAAACAGTATTTACCAATTATGAATAAACTTGTCAATACTTATTTGTCAAGTATGGATTTCTTTTGTAACTTTAATCTTGACGAAAACTTTAATGAAACTATCAAGTCTAGATATCGTGATGACTTTTCATATGCAAACTTTTCAGAGGGTGAGAAAATGAGGATTGACCTTGCATTACTCTTTACATGGAGAGCAGTTGCAAAGATGAAAAACTCTACAAATACGAATCTACTAATACTTGATGAAATATTTGATAGTTCACTAGATGCGTCTGGTACAGATGATTTTCTAAAAATACTGAATACATTTAATAACGAAAATGTTTTTGTTATTTCTCATAAACAAGATATGTTATTCGATAAGTTTAGACATACTATCAAGTTTGAGAAGAATAGGAACTTTAGTCATGTTGTTGCTTAACGGTTGTTGTAGAAGACAAATGAAAAAACTGCAAAGACAAAAGATTATGGTTGATGCAGTTGTAACAGACCCACCATATCATTTCAATACTATTGTGGAGAGATTTGGTAAAGAGGGTTCTGCACCAGCACAGTTTGGAACTGATGGTGCATTTAAAAGAGCATCAACTGGTTTTTTAGGTAAAGAATGGGATGGTGGTGATATTGCGTTTGACCCAATGACTTGGAGTTTATGTTTAGGACTACTAAAGCCAGGTGGTCATCTCATTGCTTTTTCTGCGTCAAGAAACTATCATAGAATGGCAGTTGCAATTGAAGACGCTGGTTTTGAAATTCGTGACCAGATAATGTGGATTTATGGTTCTGGTTTTCCTAAATCACACAACATTGGAAAACAAATTGGAGATGAAGATTTTGGTTGGGGTACTGCATTGAAACCAGCACATGAACCAATCGTACTTGCAAGGAAACCAATATCAGAAAAATCTATTGCAGATAATGTATTGAAATGGGGAACTGGTGGTATTAATATTGATGGTTGTAGGATTGAGGGTAATGATGCAGTTTATCCAGATACAAATCCAGACTTTAAAGATGTTGGTGCAAAGTCAAAAGAAGAAATTGGTATTAACAAACTAAGTTTTGGTCAAACAGAAAATGTAAAAAGAAAAAGAGCAAATCGTAATCCAAGAACTGATGATAGTGTATTTAATAAAAGTACAACTGGATTTAAATCTGAAACACAAGAGTTTGCAGATGCAGACCCAAGAGGTAGATTCCCTGCTAATGTTATGCATGATGGTTTAGATGAAAGTTGGGCAAAGTATTTTTACTGTCCTAAAACTTCTAAGTCTGAAAGACACAATAGTGCAATAAAGAATACACACCCAACTGTAAAACCAGTAGAACTTATGAAATATCTCTGTAGACTTGTAACACCAAAAGACGGAACTGTTCTTGACCCATTTATGGGTAGTGGTTCAACAGGCATGGCCGCAAAAGATGAGGGGTTTGATTTCATTGGTATTGAGAAAGAAAGAGAATACTATGAAATCGCAGAAGCAAGAATTAAAAAAACTGCACCTTTAATGGATTTTTT